CGGCCTTATCCCACGGGAAGTCAGGTCTGTCCCTCATCAGGTACTTGAGATCGAACTTGAGGTTGTGTCCTACAAATAGTACTTGCTTTCCTTCTTCTACTAAGGACTTGGCATAGTCTATAAGCTCGTTGATATCATCATTGATAGTTACCATGCCTACTGCACTGTGATACCATCCACATAGAAGCACTCTATTGTTTAGATAGTGTGCCTCCGGGCTATTCTTAGGCCCATCAGTAGTACACTCTAAATCTAGGGCGATGATTTCCATCGTGAATGCTCCGCTTTAGTCTTCCAATTGCTAGACAGGAAACGCCCTGTCGATACGTCGAAGTGTACCTCCGTCTTGATGTGCTTGAGTGACAGGTCACAGCATGGGGCCGGTGGTATCTTGTTCTTAGCCACATGGAAGTACCGTATGTCGGTACCTGAGTTGTCATCCTCATCCCCCTTGCCTATCATAATCAGGACATCTGCTTCCCCTTGCAGTGCAGTCTTAGACTTGTAGATCCTGTCCTGTGGAATATACGCCATGCCCTCCGCACTCGGGTCAGCTTGGACGATGGCAATAACTGGACCGTATCGTTCAGCGATACGACGCATCTCTTGACCGAGAGCTTCGAGTTTATCATGATCTTCCTTTCTGTCGGTTCCTGCCACTTTCGCCAGAACATTGATGCCGATGAGGTCGTAGTCTTTCCCCCGCAAGGTGCGGTGTATGTAACTGAGGTCCATTGAGGTGTTATGTTTGAGGTCCCATGTTCGTCCATCTAACCAGTCCAAGTAGTCTTGCTTTGTTTGAGCGGCATTGCCCATTACCCTGCGGTAGTCATAGTCAAGTGCAGCACCCACCATACGTGGGTACACCTTGTCCATTACTTCCTCGTTGTTAAAGAACACTGCATTGCCACCGGGTTTCAGTTGCTCTAGCATGAAGCTCATCTCTGAGCACAGGAAGCTAGTGCCTCCCACTTCAGGACGCTTGCCTACTAGTACGAAGTCACCCTTACCGACAGGTCCTATCGCACGGTTAAGATCTTCACACCTAAAGTAGAGTCCATCCCCTGCCCGTTGGTGCTGGGCTAGATCCTCAAGGTCAGGCTCAGAACTAACATCGTGGGTTGCCCTTTCAAGCGTACCTTCAAGGCGGGTGACGACTCCATTAGGAGAGACTCCACCGCTACGTAAGTCATCCAAAGACTCGGCAAGCTTTTGTTCGAATCTAAGACTCTCCAATTGAGCAACGAAAGTTCCCCTATTAGGGGTCTCTTGCGCTCTCGCGTTACTGACAATCGTACCATAGACTTGTTGTTGCTCCGTCTTCCAAGCCGGGTGTGCTGTCACCCGGAACCACATGTTAAAGTCATCATCAATCTCAGTTACCTCAGGGAACTCATCGAAGTATCGTCCGAAGTCTTGCACTAATTGCCATGACTCCTTGGTACACAGTGCCTTGTTGATGGTACTGCCATACGATTCGTAGTTCTCTCTGGTTGACATGAACTTGAGGATGTCGAGGTCTAGGTTATCCGTCATTTAGTATGCCTCTTATATCATCTTCATTATAATTCTTAGGGTCATCGTACCTATCTATAGTGCGGTGTTCTTTGCCATGTATCATGGCCCACGTTCTAGATATGTGGATGGCTTGGTCTTTCACATGAGGTGAGTCATTGTCCAGCCACACGATGAACTTGTCACAGTTAATATTCTTATACAGTGTCTCCGGTACTACCTTCACACCATAGTTAACTAGTACTGAGTGCATAGTAGCCCTTGCTACTGCCAAGCCTGATGCTAGGTCCTCCACTAGTATGATCCTTTGGTGTGCTCCGGCACGTATCCTAGTGTACGGCTTAACTTCTCCGTCCTTCTGGGCGGATAGATACTTAGCACCAAGTCCATCTATACTACGTAGTTGGTACCCTAATAGTTCAGTGCCGTGCCTCGGACTACCACTGCCATTTACTATATCATACTGTGGTAAGAAGATACGGTGAGTACTTGGATCGTACTGTATACATGCCCTCTGGCATTGCGCTTTGCTTAGCTTCTTCTCAATCCTCCATACAGTAGCCTCACCCGGCCAAAGACTGGGGTCAGGCTCCATATGATTAGGAGGAGCGAAGGGTACTTGCTTGTCAGGTACTACGATAGTTAGGTCTTTGTCCCTTCTATAGCTTGTGTGACCCTCTCCATGAAATACCCCTTTATCAGTACAGTTATGACAGTATGCTACTACTAGAGCAGGGGAACTAGCAGGGCGAGTGAGGTACAGCCTACGCCGTGTGTCCTCACCTGCCGTGCAGTTAGTATGATTCACCCTCTTAGTTTCCCCACGTTCAAGATCATCAATGTGATCAGCGAAGTCTTTAGTCGGTATCATCAGGCTCCCTCACTACTGGTAAGGCTGGGCCTACCCAGTCCATTTGATATACTGTCTCACCATCCGAGTGGATAGGTACCGTATAGTATGACTGTTGAAAGAACCTTCGTACCTCCTCTTCTGTGGGTACTGGGTTACTCATTGTCCCCCTCCGGTACACAACTGTACCTTGCACCGACATAGAAACCCGTATTGAAATCCTCTACTGCTTGCTCACCTGCCTCTACACAGGCAGCACGGGTGCTATATGTACGTTCTAGTTCGATAGACCCACCACTGCTACCCATTATCAACAAGATTAAAACCCAAGATGTATTCATTTAATGTACCGACTCGGTACTAGTACCGTCCTCTTTTAGACCAGTTTCAGGAGCTTTAGTTCCATCTGCTATGTCATTGATTTTAGTAGCAATCACATCCATCACTGCCTCAGACATACGCAACTGTGTTGCCATCCTTGCTAGTACTTTGGAAGCTGTGTGAGCAAATGCCAGACCTGTCACCACTAATACGCCAAGCACCGGCACTGCAAAGTTGGCACTCAAACCCATGTAATAGTAGCCGAGCACCAAGCTCGTTGGTATGGCTAAGCCAGCAGCATACCACGGCCCAGTAAACTTAGGCTGTGCTACTGCTACCTTAATAGCTTCACCACTGTCTATCTTATCTTGCCACTCTGTTGGTACATCATCGTTTGTCTTTACGGATATATAATCCTTACCTTTTTCCATTCTTGTATGCTCCATCTTTGATCACGTTGAATAACGTGGTGTTAATATCTTCGGGCTTGTTCAGTACCTTGAAGTTCTTATAGTAACTCTGGACTGCATCGGAACAGATGCCCACACCTATCAGTTCAATCTTACCTTCATCTTCTATCTGTTTTGTTACGTGCCTCAGGTTGCTATCACCTGATGACCTGCCCCAGCTACCTGCTGGGCATCCATCACTGAGTACAATGAGGATCTTGCGCATCTCCTTGCGCTTCGATAGCTCCCTGTATCCCCACATCAGAGCATCAGCATCGTTGTTAGCTGAGCTATACTTGTAGAACTTGGAGAAGTTCTCCGCTATCTGAGTAGGACTGATGCTACGGTCAGAGAATCTCTTGATGATACCAATGTCACACTCACTACGTGCATTGGTAAAGGCAGCGAGTGCTACTGGCACACGCAGTACCCTGTCCATCGTATGCACTAGCCGACCACTAGCATCGGCAGCGTACACCATCTTGTCACCATCCATACTACCAGACCAGTCGGTCAGTACTTGGACACAAGTGTTGAGTTTCTTTTGCTCATCGTAGCCATAGAAGATCTTCTTGTTCCACTCACCACCGTCAATCGGAGGCAGAGCAAGGCGGGTGATTGCCTGCTTGTCAAGCCGACCATGATACTTCTCACGCGATACACGACTCCGAGCCTTCGCTTGGAGATACCTTCGCACTTGAGATCCGAAGCGTCGAGCCTCTGTGTTGTCAGGCATGAATGAGCTTGGTGTACCACACGTACTGTACCAGCCTCCATTAGCTTTCTCCGGTTGCTCACTGCCACGGTGTAAGTCTACCTCATTGATCATACTCGCTGGCATCAGGGCTATCCTGCCCTTGGTATAGTCTTTCCAATCTATGCCTATGTTACCGGGCACAGCACCTAGTTCCTTAGCCTTCCACTCGTTGTGCTCACTGAGTACACTCTGCTTCCATGATACTACTTGCCCTTGCTTATGCTCAGTAGGAGGCTTGCCCTCCCCTTCTGTAAGTTCCCCATCACCAGTGCCCTCGTCCGCTGAAGTATCACCATCGCTTCCATCTGCCTCAGTGTCACCGGCTTGCCCACTATCTCCGGCTTCACTAGGTTCTTTACTATGACCCTGCTCCCGCATCTGTTCGCACTGCTCATCGTCTTCTCGTTCTGACTCTGGGAAGATACGTTTGTATAGATCGATTGCCACATCGAGGCAGTCATCTGGGGTGGAGGTGGTACGAAACCGTTCGACGTACCCTTCTTGAACCAGCTCATCTAATAGTCCTCTTGCTAATGGGTGTAATGCTTCCTTAAAGAACTCACGTTGTCCATCTATCTGAGAGATAGAGTCCCATGAGTTACGTGATAGCTGTCCTAATGCAGCTTGTACCTCGGATGCAAAGTGATGGGGCTGTAGTTCAGTACCCTCTGCTGCTGCCTTAGCATCAGCGGCGGCATTCATCTTCTTCCATTGAGGAGTAATCTCTTTAAGGATGATGTTGTTCTTATTAGACAACGCCACCCTGTCCCCTCGGTAAGACTGGCCTACCTCACGTTCCATACCATCATCTTCAACGGTGTTAAGCAAGCCGAACACAGCATCAGGTGTACCCTGAGGCAGTGCCTCCATGATGTCAAAGATCTCTGGCCTACTATGGTGCCCACATTCGTGGACTACCAGACCATACAATCTTTCCATTGCTTCCTTAGTTACTGGTGAAGTGACTTGAGGTAGGATGATAGTGCCATCCCTTGTAGTAGCAGCGACAGGTTGCCTTGATTCCCATTGTAGTGTAACGCCACTAGCTGAGCATCGACGTTGAAGCACACTTACCATGTGATCAAGGTCGAGCACTGACATTATATCACTCATTACATTCCCCTAAAGATTACGTACAAAGACTTGATGATAGATATCCTTGGCTACTGCTTGGTCATCCTTGCACAACTTGTCCCACCATGTGAGTCGCAATGCAAACTCTAAGTTGCCTACCATCTCTGCCTTCTCAGCCCATGCTAACAGGGACCGAACAGATATCGTAGCTTGCAAGCGTTGGTCATTGAACGCATTACGTGCTAGCTTAGCGAAGTCTACCATGCCACTGATCTGTGCCTTGCTAAGCAAGGTACTGTGGTTGGATATGATCTTCTTCTCTTGTGTCTTACCTAAGTAGAACACTTCGATAGCAGCACCAACACGGTCAAGTGTTGAAGCATCCTGTACTTGGGCATCAAACATACCTGTCTCATCACCACTACCTGCGGTGTTGTCAGTCAGGATGTACCACCAGTTATCAGGAGCCTTAAGCTTGCGCTCTTCTGCACTGCGTCCGGGTGCATCCGGTAAGACCACACATCTCGTATTCTTTTCCCGCAAGGACTGAAGAACGAGAGCTGAGTTGTGCCGGAAAGCTTCGTCTTCAATGAACATCCCTCCGTACTGTAAACTATCAGTAAGGATGGTTGGCTCTTGCTTGATACGCATCTGTCCTTCTTCATTGAAGTCTACTCCGGGTGATCCGAGGAAGTGTGCCTCTCTAGTTTCAGCGTTACATGACATTCTCCACGCAGGAATCCCGAGTTTAGCACACCACTGTACAGCCATCTCTGTCTTACCTGTCCCCTGTAACCCGTACAAAAGTGTGGTGTCTCCACAGTAGAGTGCCAAGGCCAGACGTTCCAGTACCGGCTTGTTCCAGACCCAACGTTTATCAACAGCCGGGATATGTAAGCGTGCTTCTTCATGCCAATCCTCTGGTTCAAATACACGGAAGCTCAGGTCAGGTATCTCACTAGGCTTGAGGCCAAAGATCTGACTGAACTTCTTGAATGTCCCACCACTAGGAGCAGGCTCTGCCCACTTCTTAGTTATATCGAATGGGTCCTTGATCACCTCGGCTTGTGCCTTCTGATCTTGCTTGATGATAGCATCAATCACATCGCCATCATATTTATTCTTCCAAGTATTACCAGCCATCATGAGTTCCCCGTAGGTACACCATTGATTGAAGACAAACGTACTGTGAATTCAATACGAGGTGGTGTTGCTGCATCAGTACCATTGAGTGTCACCTCAAGGGTAGCTTCGTCGTTGTCGTTCTCAAACATCTGGGATACCATCGTTCGGATGACATCATCCATGTTTGTTTTCTCAGCTAGACCGAGGTCGGTCGTTGACATATCATTATCTGTGCTCACTTAAGAACTCCTTACAGTTAGCCATTCATTGGCGTCGTTGAATCGAGGTGTTGGTGTGTAGTACTCAGCCAGTGCTCGGCCTATAGCTACAGCTCGGCCTATCTTACGTGATGGGTTGTCTACAGTAGAGCAGGATGCCTTGCCCTCTGCTACCACGTTGCCTTGCTTATCACGCAGCTTACAGATTGTAACGTAGCGTGTGTTGGTCTGTCCAATCTTCTTCAGTTGGTTCTTCGATAGTCTACCTTCATGCAAGTGAACAACGCAAGCCTTCAGTTGCGAGGGTACGTTACTCTCCACATACTTAATCGGATGTGCCATCATTAACTCCTTTGTGTTTAGCCCACCGCTCACCATCAGTGAAGCAGTAGGTATCATCGTCGCCCCATAGATCATGGGTGTTTAGTAATTCTAGTACCTTAGATATCAAGTCAAAGTTCTCTACCTCAAGGCCACGCCTTGATGTTGGGTAGTCCTTTAGTCTAGTGCCATATGTTCTGTTGACAATAGGTGTGTCGTTACTCTCTATCATGATGACACCACCTTAATGAAATCGTAGCTGGACCCGCTGTTGCATAGTTCGTCCGGTAACTCCAATGGGCCCACGACAGTTGGAAGCTCATCTTGTTCAACAGTAGAGGTTGTGCTATGCATCTCTGGAGAGAGGTGATCACTTGGTTCCTCTGACTCTCCGTTCGATGGTTCTTGTTCACCACCTTTAGTATTACTGACATGTATCCTCCCTGTCCAGCCACGCTGGTGTGCCGCGTCCCATACATCACTTAGCAAACCGAACACCGTGCCTGTCAGACCGTTATCCTTGGGATCTGCCAACCTATTCTTTGTTCGCAATATCATTGTCACTTGTCACCTCCTCTCTTCGCCCTCTCTCACTTCGTTCGAGAGGGCTACGAGAGGAGAGTCCCTCAGCTATGTTGACTCGCCACTCATTGAGCGCAGTTGATAAGAGAAACAGTATCCCAAACGGTATTAGTAGTACCACCATAAGGAACTCAAGTACTGCTGTGATACAGTACAACACACCACTTGCTATTGATCTGATCATTTGTATCCTACTCCCATGCACTCGACCCATTGGTCGGTGCCATTATTATAGAATGACATACACTTCTTAGGAAGTGTTTGTCTTTCATAGATCAAAGACTCTTGATCTTGAGCGTTGGCATACCCTGATACTGTCATCAGCACAGAGATAGCGAACATCCATATCAGTATCATGAACCCTGATATGAATATGAAACCCATCCATCCTTTCCATCTCATGTCCATCTCCTATTCAGTAAGGCTAGTTTAATAGTCACCTTCTGTAACTAAAACAGCACACATAATGTAGACCACCATAAACAGAATTATAAACATTTCGTTTCTCCTATCCATGTTGTCCATAGTCTACGAGGTACCACTCAGGGTCAATGTATGTACCCTTGTTCACCTTGTATGAGGCCGGTGACTTACGCCACTTGCCTATCTCTTTAGCTCTAGCCTGTCTCTTCTCAAACTTAGCTAGTGCTATCACATTACCCGGTGTGCAAGTCATACGCAGTGGCCCTGCCTCTGCGGTACGATCAAAGAACCCATCGAATGAATACCTCATAGTTGTTGCACCTCATCGATGATATGAATCAACTCATCCTCAGTGAGGTACTTAAATACATCATCAGTCAAGTGTGTGTCATAGCACAGGTCATACTCTCCATCCTCTTGCTGCTTAATGATAGCAGCCTCGTATGTATTAGCTTCTGCATATGGGCCACTAAAGAAACCCGCACTGCCATCCCAACCTGAGAGGACAGACAGGCCATAGCCGTTATCAAAGTGCAGTACTGCATAGTCTGCTCGTTCCCAGTGTCGGTGTTGCTTCCACTCTAAGTCATTGATAGTTTTCATTTGATTTCCTCCGTGTCTGTGACATCCCAATCCAATTCTTCAATTGGATACAGTTTGATGTCCTCGTATATAGCAGCATCTATATCATCAGGAGTGGCACCGTCCTTAACTACCACCTCTCCATGTACACTGTCCAGTACACTAGCACTGTATCTAATCTTCATTACTCAAATCTCCCTCGTATTGGGAAGGGCACTACGTTATCAGCAGGTAGCACAGGTTCCCATGTTATGTCATCAATCTCTTTGACTCCATTCAAGTAGTACTCTTGGAGTAGCTTCATCTTAATTGATAGGTCAGTAGCTTGACGCTCCACCTCTTCAGCCATCTCAGTTATGGTCCGTGTTGTCATCACTGCCCTCCTCAAGCTCATCGATTCTGGCTTGCAGCTCCTCATAACACTGTTCTTCCATAGCTAGCTCATTGGTCAAGCGCTCGATTTCTTCAATGGCTTTACCTAACCTCTTCGTATCTATCTTGCTATCCCACTCTCCTCCGTGGACTACGTGGTGATACAAGCGTCTGAGGTCAGCCAAGATCTCGTTACTCATTACAGTCCTCCAAACTTATAGGTTAAGATGATCTCATCTTGCCACACCTCTGGCTTGCTATTGAATGGCATACCACACGCCCAGTGTGACTGATGGTGGTAGCCTAGCTTCCAATTAGCGGGGTGTTCTACACCTAACTCAAAGTGTGCAGTGGGTGAGTCACATGTCCAAGCTCTCTTACTCTGCACGTAGTAGCTAGAGGTACCATCCAGTGAATGTCCTACACCTACCTCTAGGTAGGGCTTAGCACCAGCACAACCAGCTATAATGTACAAGCTCACCATCACTACCAACCATAGAGCTAGCTGTTCCTTGCTCATTACCTTAAGGAAGTTCATTGGTTTCTCCTGATGTAGTCCCACGGTATAGGGCCACGGATAGTGACGTACTTGTGCCCATTTGGGAGACTATTTTGCACAGCTTCACTGTCCGTAAAACGTAGGATGTCTCCCATACCTTCGATGTGGGCGGTGTCCTTGCCAGTCTCAATGTACTGTGTCCACCCATCGTATGTCTTGAATGCTCGGCGTTGCTCACTCCATACTCCCTTCATCGTTGGCTCCTATATACTGTATGACATCTTAACATCCATATGATAGCCCATAGTCCTGCGATACCGTACCACATCCACGGTACTGTCGTAACGTTAGCTAGTACTAAGCATACCATGTATGCTATGATAGCTCTATCAAGTGTCCCGTTGTCCATGTTTATCTTTCCTTGTGTACTTGGTTCTGTCTTTATGCGCCGAACCCTTACGCAGTAACTCAGGTCTACCAGTGTATGGCTTGACCTTACGCTTGTCTTTACTTCTTGAAATACTCTTCGTCATCGTTCCCTTCCGGTACCATAGACAGTACAGTTGGGGAAGGAGTAAACATAGACACGCAGTGTATGTGTGACCACTGCCCGGTATCACTCAGTTCCTCCCGTGATTCCAGTATTACTACGTTGTGCTGTCTGCACTTGACTCGTGTTACTTCGCGGGTCTTTGTGTTGTCCATGTCACTCCCTCATCCCTGTTAAATAAGAACATCTGGTGTCCAGCTCTAGTTACTACGATGATCTGCTCACTCAAGAGCACCCATACTGTAGCCTCTACTGGCTCCTCACCCTCAAAGAGGGTGACCCATACGATGTCACCTTTAGTTACCTTCATGCTAGTCTCCCGCTATGAAACACAGTAAGAATACCACCACCAGTATAAAGATAAGCATCAGTTGTACGCCTTGCTATAGATGCCGTTGTTCTTCGGCCATCCATGCGTGTTACCTGTGTCTGGTCGGACACCACCTTGGTACCGTACACTAGACCACGCCTTAGCTACACTACCAGCGTAGCTGGTGGCGCTGTTGTTCAAGTCAGTGATACGACATGACCCGTCAGGCTTTACCATGTCTATCTGGAACTGGCTCCCGTTCCCAAAGCTAGCTATACCTACCATGTGCTGCTGAAATTTACTCATTGCAAAGCCTCCTCTAATATAATCTCTTCTAGTATTCGTTCGAATACCTCATGTGCATAATACGCATAGTCACATAGGTCTCCGTCTACATCAAAGCTATTGACCATATCAATAACCTCTTCTTTAAGGCTTGCTTTCATCATCTTACCTCTCGTTCTAGGAATAGGGAGGTCGACCAGCTTTGCTCGCGCTGGCACTTTATAGCATCCACCTATCTCTTGGATAGGGCAACCTCAAAGACACACAAAAAAGCCCACTCCGAAGAGTGGGCTTGATGTGTACCCCTTATGATGCAGGTATGAAGAGCTTGATAGCTCCGAGGCAGCTAGCTTGCTTGCTGACCTGTGTATCAAACCGGGTCTGCAAAGCATAGGCAATCTTAGTCTCGCCACCCTTATTGCGACGGCCATACAGAACCACTGGTTCTGCTTTGGTGTCAGCATGAGCTTGAGCTTTCGCACTCATCAGGTCTACATAGGCAGCATCGGCCTTGATTGTGGTCTGCTCCTCCTTCGGAGCTTCCGGGGCAGCAGCTTCAGGCTGTGCGGTAATAGCTTGCGCTGTCATGGCATTGACCAGTCGGTCAAGGTTGTCTGCTACTACGTCCAGCTTTGCTGCGAGTTCCATCGTGGTTACTTTAGGCATTTCAAACTCCATTGTTGGCGAAGCCAACGTTCTGTACCTTACCGCATGGCGAGATTGCCAAGCGGCTTGTTGCTCAATCGGTGAGGGGCTATCCCTCTCCGTCCCTTCACTTCGTTCAGGGACAGAGAGGGATACACACCACCTTCGGTGGTGAAGTCAGGCCAAAGGCCTAGCATCCCAAGCCACATCCTCCGTAGGAGGATGGTCCAAGTCAATGGTACGATACTCCGTATCGTAATCGTCGGGGATGTAGTAGTCATTAGCCACCGTCCCTTCGGGACGCCAGTAGTTCCCAAGTCGGTAGACTTTAGCCGTATCCTCTTCGAGGATCAGGCCGAACAACCACACTTTGTGCCACGGTTGTAAACCGTAATCGTACTCGATATTGTCATCCATCATTTCACCTCCGGTGAAAACATTGCTTCGATGGCCTCATCCTGCATAGCAATCAGGTCATCATACGTGGTAATAGCTATTTGCTGTTGTTCACAGTCTTCGACTGTGTGATCCCAGTGTTCCACTGGAACCGAGTCCCAATCGTTGTCTAGCAAAGCTAGCAGTTGAATCGTTGTCATCGTCGTTCTCCGGTTGGTAAGGGGGAGTACGCCCCTCTCTCACAAGAGAGAGAGGGGCTACTCTCCCTAAGTCCTCAGCACTGCCGCTCCTTCGGAGCGGTACACACACACGGTGATAGACCGTGTCCTACGCGGGATTATATCACACGCGATAGAGAATATCAAGCCGAAGGCTTGATATTATAGTACACTTGGTAAAACTTTAACAACATCAATACTTTGTATTGATAAATGGAGGAGGAGGTATTGGATTATTGTACCTTTGGTACAAAGCTCCGACCTACTACATGTGTGCGATTGCTAAGGCTTTGTTTTATTACATAATATGGTTATATTATGTAAAGGGGGGTGGGAGGGGTGCTCCGAAGGGGTGCTAGTACCGAAAGACACCTAAAAACTATCTCACAGAAATCATTGGAATCGGGGAAAGGTTAACTGGTGTACTAAATAATCGAGGCTACAACCCGCATGAAACCGTGGATGTTAAAAGTTGGGGAACTTTCTTACTTTAATATTGTCTAAAAGAGGAGTCCTTAAAGAAACGAGTGAAGTCCTAAACGAAACGAGTACTCCACTTTTCTCTTTTTGGAGTTATATATTCGGGGTTGACAATTAAAGCTATAAGTACTATAATAAGACATATAAGATACCTTACGGTATCTATATTACTGTTAGTAGTCCTCGTTCTAAGGAACTCGGCCTACATAGACTTATCAACTAAAGAGATTGAGTGGAGGCATCAAATAGATGCCGAGAACTGGGCAATGTGTGACAATCTGCTACGGTTCAACAAGGTCACTTCGTTTCACCGTGAGCACCACCATTACTCTGGTGGTGTGGTAGGTTTAGATCAAACCCTAGCAACTAGAGTTGATCTAGTGGATAACAATTGCAAACTGGCTCTAGGAGCCTACTGGTTGGAGTATTAAGACATGGTATCAAAGACAGACCCAGAGACAGGCACAGGAACTAATCCACGACCCAACCCGAAGCCGGGTGGTGCAGTAGAGCCTAAGAAGCCTTTCCCGTATGCTAAAGTATTATCAATTGTAGTGATCGTAGGCGTTGCCGCCTATATGTTATGGGCTTCCTAAACAAGGTTGTCTACAGGTTCTCTAACGGGACCACTGTCAACATGGGAGCAGCCCTGATGGGCGCGTTCCTAGTTGGTATGCTAGTGTTCGTGGTAATCCCTTCACTGTGAGCCCTTGGCTAAGTGTACTAGGGCACGGGCTTAAGCAACTCCCGTACAAGATCGCGGCCCCCTTTGTGGTGCCCTTCTTGAACGAAAGTGAACGATCAACTCACCCCGTGTGGGGCGTAAGAGACACAGAAGATTTAAGTTGGTGGAACGTAGGGGTTCGTAACGCGATCCACAACTTCAACAATGTTAAGGCTCGACCGTACACACGGAAGGGCAACAAGCTCGCACAGGAAGACTGGAGCTTAGAGGAACTGGACGGCTTCCAGTGGCGTCTAAGCAGAAGTGTTGATGGAGAGCTAGTGTCCTTTCGGGCTACGTGGGGAGAGCCCCGTGCTTCTAAGGGCAAGAAAGAATTCTATATAGGTTGGAAGATGGATAACGATAAGGCTTATGTGAGCCTCACCTTCTTCCAATTAAGGCTACTGTAAAGATCGAAAGATCTTTTCGGGGCGAAGAACATAATCAGATCACATGTAATTTGTAGCTCAATGGGAGAGCACCGGTCCTGAAGACCGGAGGTAGGGGGTTCGAAACCCTCCAAATTAGCCACCGGCTATATATGCCGGAGATGTGATCTCGACATGAACATCAATACCGCACACTGATTGAAGCAGTCCCTGCGGTCCCTGCTTTGCCGCTATAGCTCAGAAGGTAGAGCACCTGTTTTGTAATCAGGATGTCCGGGGTTCGATTCCTCGTGGCGGCACCAACTAAGAGAAGACTATGCCAGACTATCAACGAAAGCCTACGGATAAAGAAGCTCAACGCTTAGAGCGAGAGATGGAACGCGAGCGTAAGCGCCGCGACAAGGCAGTTAACAACTCCCGCAACCGTAAGCCTAGCACGCATATCCCCTCCCCTAGAAAGAGCAAGCGGGAGATAATGGGTGAGATTACTTGACATCCATTTCAACGATAACCCCTAAAGGGGTTAAAGTAGGTGCGGGGTCCTTCGATGCATTCAAGGATTCACAGGGCCGGTTCCGGACCCTCTCCTTATTCTATGAGACACGGCACAAGGACTACCCCGCATTCTTTACTACGAAGAAGAGAGACATTACACGTAATGGTGTGGACTATATCTCCCTATACCTTAAGTACATGGAGATAGCAGACCCCACTGAATATCAAGTAGCCGTCCGGCTCTTTGGGAGCTGGGACCATTGGCAGACTTTATTGAATACCAAATGGTTCAAGGAACTGGTTACAGGGTGGCGCGAGGAGCTTAAGGTTAAGCTTGAGAGCGACCGCTTCTATGAGATGAGAGGACACCTAGCAGACGATGGCCCATCAAGTATCCAAGCTACTAAATGGCTTGCCGAGCGATATGGAGAAAAGGCTACGACAAAGCGTGGAAGACCATCTAAAGAGGAAAAGAATGCGCACCTCAAAAGGCTCGCAGAAGAAACCTCAGAACTCGACGAAGACGCTAAGCGAATAGGCCTATGACAACTCCAGTAACAGAGATATCTTATCCATCGCTTGATTCACAAGCGACGTACACATTCATTGACAGCCAATTATCTGCTGATGTTCAGACGGGTGACTTGAATACAGACTTCAGAGAAGCTCTGTACATTCAACTAGGCCTGTCTCACCCTCGTGGGTCTTCCGGGTACTCTATAGACGATCTCTGGAAACGCTACGTTATCAACAGTATTGCTGCTGATAGCAACACAGCCTCTGGCAACCCCGCTACAGCAGCGGGTGCTGGCAATCCGAAAGGGCACAAGGGCAATAGCATGAAGCACTATTACCCACCGGGTCTCCTAAAGAATCCCGGCAACGCTAACAAGTTCCCGGCAGCAACATCCCCAGAAGTCGTAACAGATACCGTAACTATTGGGGAGTACGCCGTGGACGGTACACAGGATATGGTTGTAACTATGCCAACAGGCGTTTCTCCGGGTGACTTATTGGTCTACAGCTATACTATCAGCACCACCAGCACCACAGGATACCCAACTGAGCAGGGAACATCCGACTGGTCGTCGGGTGCTGAGATGTACGCTGCCGGTGCTGGAGGAACCTTCGTATCTGGGGGTATGGGCTACTGTGTCGCGCCAAATCCCGTACCATCAACTTATACATTCCGTCATACAGCGTCCGGCGCACGCTCCGTTATCTTCTCCGTCATGCACGTTACGGGAGCCGATGGCGTAACTCCGCGCGTACAGCACGCAGAAGATGCCGGATACAATGATTCTACTCCTCCGATTCCTGAGCTTACTGGAATTACAGTAGGAAACTTACTCTTGATCCATGCTTCGAATTCCAGAGCCACTATTGACAATATAACAGTAGTCCCCCCAACGGGATATACCCTAATCCACGGACATTACTACGGCCAGTACCTGCAATCGTGGGCTTATAAGGTTGCTGATCAAACAACTGAGGCCGCTAGTGCGTGGCCTAATACAGTTTCCTCTAGTTCAGGAGAGTGGGCTTCTCTAATAGCAGAATTCCAGTAGTATTATAACTAGATGAAGACACAAGTAGACCTAATACGAGAAGCAGCAGAAGATGACCTCTTGACATTTATCAAGTTGGTCTCTCCGCATCGTGTGTTAGGCAAGTGCCACGAGGATCTGATTAAGTGGTGGACTAGGCAGGATGCGAAGGATCACCAGATGTGTCTCCTTCCACGAGATCATCAGAAGTCCTCGATGATAGCCTACCGTGTCGCTTGGGAGATTACCAGAGATCCTGCGGTTACTGTTCTATATATTAGCGCCACATCCGGGCTCGCTGAGAAGCAGCTCAAGTTTATCAAGGACATCTTCGAGCATCCTAAGTATCAAATGTACTGGCCGGAGATGATCAAACCAGACGAGGGCAAGCGTGCGAAGTGGACTAACTCAGAGATCATGGTCGATCATCCGAAGCGCAAAGCAGAGGGTGTACGAGATTCCACTGTATTTACCGCTGGGCTTACGACTAGCATTACTGGGTTGCATTGCAACATTGCTGTTCTGGATGATGTGGTAGTACAAGAGAATGCCTACACTAGAGAAGGACGGCAACGTGTCGAGTCTCAGTATAGTTTGCTTGCGAGTATCGAAACCACCGATGCTAGAGAGTGGATCGTTGGAACTAGGTATCATCCTAAGGATCTATACGGCACACTTGTGGCTACATCACAAGACGTTGTGGACGAATTCGGAGAAGTACTTGACACTGCACCTGTCTACGAAGTCTACCAGAAAGAAGTAGAGGACATGGGAGATGGCACAGGAGAGTTCCTGTGGCCTCGTATGCAACGTGGAGACGGACGCTGGTTTGGTTTCAATGCATCGATCCTCTCTACGAAGAGAGCTAAGTATCTTGACCGAACACAGTTCTACGCACAGTACTACAACAACCCGAACGACCCCGGAGAGGAAGCTATTAGTAGTGAGTACTTCCAGTATTACAATAGAGAATTCCTCAGCAAGAGCGACGGGAAGTGGCACTACAACGGCAAGCCACTTGCGGTTTATGCTTCTATCGACTTTGCTTTCTCCCTTAGGAAAACGGCGGACTATACGGTCCTCGTGGTTCTGGGCGTCGATAGCTCAGGCTCGATGTTCGTCCTTGACATTAAGCGTAAGAAAACAAACAAGGTAGCAGAGTACTATGACATGGTCCGAGAAGCGTGCCTTAAGTGGGGCTTCAAGAAGCTCAGAGCTGAAGTCACAGCAGGACAGGCCATCATTGCTGAAAGTATCAAAGACGAGATACGTAGGGAAGGACTCCTACTCTCTGTTGATGAATTTAGGCCTACGAGAACTATGGGATCTAAGGAAGAAAGAATTCATAACACGCTGGCTCCAAGGTACGAGAACCACACCATCTGGCACTATGCCGGTGGCCTCTGTGAGGATCTTGAGCAAGAACTAATCCAGTATAACCCGGCATTCGATGACATCAAGGATGCCTTAGCCTCAGTTGTAGATATCGCTAAGCCCCCTCTTCAGAGCAGGGACATGCGAAAGAAAAGCAACGTGGTCACACATAGTCGCTTCGGTGGAATAGCAGCCTAATGCCTAGAATATCAAAGAACGTACAAGAGATCAATGCCATCATCCAACAGGATGATTTAGCTTCATTCGTAGTTAACAAGTATACCTCTTGGCGTAACACTAGAGTGAACTGGAACGAGAGCATGAAGGAACTACGTAACTACGTGTTCCAGACTGATACGTCCCAGACATCTAACAACAAGTTGCCTTGGAAGAACAAGACCTCTGTCCCCAAGATCTGTCAGATCAGGGACAACCTGCACGCCAACTATATGGCTGCACTGTTCCCTCAAGACAATTGGTTTAAATGGCACGCTGGCTCAGAGAAGGCAGCGAACCGCGAGTCAGCTCGCAAGATCGAGGCGTACATGCGCCAGAAGATCCGTGAGTCTAACTTCAAGACAGTAGTGAGTGATTGCTTATATGACTATATTGATTACGGTAACTCCTTCGGAGAAGTCACATATGAAACGGAGACTCATACCACTCCCGATGGCACGCCTGTTACAGTTTATAACGGGCCTAAACTGCATCGAATCTCACCACTCGATATCTACTTCGATCAGAGTTCAGAATCTTTTAAAGACGCAGCCAAAGTCACACGAACTGTTGTATCAATGGGATCCCTCGTTCACGCCGCAGCTAACGATGCAGCCTTCGCTTGGGTGGATGCCGCTCTCGCCAACAGTAAGCAAGTACGATACGACCTTAAAGGGTACAAGGACTCCGATCTCGATAAGTCCGAAGGGTTTACAATTGACGGATTTGGAAACCTCTCTGACTACTACAGCTCGGACATGGTCGAACTCCTTGAGTATGAGGGAGACACCTATGACAGCAACACCGGAGAAGTCCAGACAGGACGCCGAGTTGTGGTCATGGACCGAAGGGTCGTAGTTGTCGATGAGCCTAACCCTAGCTGGCTAGGACGCTCTAACAAGGAGCACGTAGGCTGGCGCTTACGTCCAGACAATCTCATGGCTATGGGCCCCTTAGACAATCTGGTGGGTATGCAGTATCGACTGGACCACCTAGAGAATCTTAAGGCTGACGTGTTCGATCAGATCGCCCACCCCGTTATATTCCAACGTGGCATGGTAGAGGATTGGGACTGGGGTCCGGGTGAGCGTATCTTCGGTGACGTAGACTCAATGGTCACAGTGCTTAGCCCAGACACTACAGCGTTGAACGCTGAGTTCCAGATGGACAAGCTCATGATGAACATGGAGCAACTGGTAGGAGCCCCACGCGAAGCGATGGGTATCCGTACACCGGGCGAGAAGACAGCGTTCGAAGTAGCCGAGCTACAGAACGCAGCAGGTCGTCTGTTCCAACACAAGATCACTTACTTCGAAGAGCACTTCATCGAGCCTCTGCTTAACCAGATGCTTGAGTCCGCACGGCGTAACATCAACTCTATCGAAGTAGTCGAGTCCCTCGACGAAGACTACGGACTACAGGAGTTCCTCTCCATTGGTCCTAAAGAGTTGAACAGCAAAGGCAAGCTGTACCCCGTAGGGGCACGGCACTTCGCTAAGCAAGCTCAGACTACACAGAACCTGATAGGATTGATCCAGTCTGGTGTCATGCAAGACCCAGCAGTATCAGCCCACATCT